ACCACGCTTGCATCCCCGAGGCCGACCGCAAGCCAGCCGACGAGCGCAAGGACTACTTCAAGGTGCAAGTGCGGCGCGAATGGGTGGATCTTGACGACAAGCTGAAGAAGTCGGACACCTACTACATCGTAGCCGCCAACGACGTGGGGCAGGCAAAGGAGCGCATCGCCCTGCTGCTCGACATCCTGAAGGCCGAACAGGAGAAGGAGCAGGGTTTCAAGGTCGAGGACGACAGCCGCACCACCATCCGCAAGGCCATGCCCTTCGAGGTGGACTGCATCGTGCCGAAGGAGTTCAGCGATATGTTCCACGAAGAGGCGACGAAGGTGTAACGAATTAAACGAATTTGAAAGGAACTATGAACAAAGCAATACTTTTGTGTGCCAGCATAGGATGGCAGACGATATACGACGAGAAGGGGCGACCGAAAGCCAGACATATAGGCGTGTCGGTGTCGTGGATGCCGTATGAGATAAGTTACAAGCGGTGCGGATTCAATCACCACATATCTGCCGAGTATGCCTCCCTGATGCAACGCGAACCGCAACGGATTGAAATGATGGTGGACCACATCGCAAGATGTTTTGCAAGCGCAGCCGCAAAGCTGATGGAGCAGCACCATGCGGAGCCGTCGGACATGTCGGAGGCTTGCAAGGAACTGAGGCGAGGGCTGTCGGAAGGCTTTCGCAGTTTCCTTGAAAACGACAAGATTTGGATTCACCACTTCAACCAAGTGCTGAACGTGCCGAAGGGTAGCCGATACCGTGCAGAGGACGGCGAATGGTACGAGGCCGAAGAAGACGCAATGATTGTCGTGCACTGCGGTGCCGGCGAGCAGATGATGACGCAAGCGGAGTATGAACGAATAAAACAAAAGGAACTATGAGCAAATTTGAAGAACTGAAACACAAGGTGGAAACCTACGAAATGATGAAGAAGGTTGCCGAAGACTACCGAAAGGCCATCCAGCTGATTGACTACGAAAAAGAATACTTCCAAGTGGAAAGTATCACTTACCATGCACGAGGTGACAGCAGACAGTTGCCGCTCAACCCATACTATGCGCCAATACCGCACACTGTCATCAGAAATGGACTACATTTAGCCCTGACCATACTGGAGGGCCAAATGTCGGATATGGAGAAAGAACTAAAAGAATGGATACAATGAATAAAGACGAGAACAAAGTATTTGTAATTACAACTGGCGAATACTCAGACTACACAATCGACCGCGTTTTCTCCACACGTAAAAAAGCGTTGGAATATCTCGACACGAAAGACGACGGTTATACGCTGGAGGTGTTTGACCTCGACGAGCCTGTTGAGCGCAAGACGCAGATATACGAAATCAGCTTTGAACTCGACAAGAAGAAGGTGTGGGGCGTCAGCACGACGTGGGATGTCCGCTATAAGGACACGATACACATCGGCGGTCGCTACTTCAACAACCGCAAGACGCTCGACATCTACGTGGAGAGCGACAGCCGCAAACGTGCGCTGAAGATTGCATCGGAACGCTACGGAGCCATCATCGCAGGAGAGCAGACTATGTACCCATATCTGCGTGTCGGAGTGCTCAGGCATTACAGCAGCATGTGCCCAGCCTTCTTTGACTTCAAGACGGGCGAAATGGTGCTGTTCGACCGCGAGGAATTAGCTGTTGAACTGCCCGGCTTCATCAAGGTAAGGAGAGCCGAACCGTTAAAGAAGCATTAAACAACCCTAATTATGACAGACATAACACAAGAATCCCTACAAAAGAAGCAGGAGGCCATCGACCTGCTGGCGAAACGCTACCGCGGCATGGAGCAGCGCACGGAGGACATCGACCTGCGACTGCGGCTCTACTTTGAGGACATGCTGGAACATTCGTCGGCCAAAGAAGACGACGAAAACGACTGGCACGGCATCTACGAGCTGCTGGGAGCCGCCAAGTTCCTCAGAATGCTCGACACGTACAACTTCAACACCCGCAAGGTGCAGACCGTCATCCGACTGCGCGAGGGCGAGTGGGCTCCCGTCGGCAAGGCGTGGAAGCATCTCAGCGGTGGGCTGCGTTGCCCCGGCATGGGTGGCGGACAGGTCTATCGCTGGGAGCCCTTCCAGGTCTTCATTCTCGCCAGCATCTACGGTTTTTATACGTGGATCAACACGCAGGTGGAGAGCGGCACGAAGTCCGAACTGCTGCGCACCGAACGCGAGCGCGACGGCTGGATTTGGGACTACCGCCGCATGTGTACCGACTTCACGCTGACCGGCTCGCGTAAGATAGACAAGACGGGACTCGGCGGTTTCATCGGAGCGGAGTTCATGGTGTTCGAAGATTACAATATGGAGGGCTTCTGTTGCGCGAACTCCGAAGACCAGGCGAAAATCATCTTCCGCCGCATCAAGTACCTGTTGCAAGGCATGAACGAGGAGAACCGTTTCCGGCTGACCGAGAGCATCGCCGCATGGCACGACAAGTACAACGAGATTTCCACCGCCAGCATCCGACCCATGACCGCCGGCGGCAAGTTCAAGGACGGATGGTTTGCCCAGCTCTGCCTGAAGGACGAGTACGGCTCGGCACCCTACGCCAACGGCAAGTCGGACATGAAGCGGCTGGTGGACGTTATCGAGTCCAGTATGGGACCGCGCCGCGAGCCGCTGAGCGTCACCATGACATCAGCCGGACGCATCACCGAGGGACCGTTCATCCAGATACTCGACGGTCTCCACGCCATGCTGGAGCGCGAGGTGTTCATCGAGAGCGGCAAGGTCGCGCCCGTGCTCACCGACGACCGCACCCTCACCCTGCTGCTGGAGCCCGACGCATGGCAGCGCGACGAGCACTATCTGCTGACCAACCGCACCGTGCGCCGCAAGGTGAACCCGATGCTGGGCAAAATCGTGCAGCACCAGTTCTACGAGGACCAGATAGCCAAGGCGGAGCGCGACGGCGACCCCGGCGAGGTCATCGCCAAGCTGTTCAATGTGTATTCGAGCGGAAAACTTCAGGAATGGATAAAGCCTGAGCAGGTGCGACCGCTGCAAACCGACCGCCGCATAGACCAATGCACGAAGCAAGAGGGGTGGGTTATCTTCACCGGCTTGGACTTCTCACAGGGCAACGACCTCCACACGGCATCGTACCTGGCAGCACGGCGACACCCGTCAGGGCGCGGCACCGAGTTCTTTGCCGACTTCGACGCATGGATCAAGGAAGAGACGCTGGAACGCTCTGCCATCCGTCCGCTCTATGAGACGTGGATTGAACAGGGATGGTTGCACGTCTCGGAGGGCAAGGTGTTCCAACCGTCACTCTTCATTGCCCGCACGAAGGAACTGTTGGGCAAGGGCTGTCAGTTCATGTACTGGGGCTACGACAAGTACCAGTCGAAAGACCCCATCAACTCGCTGCTGGCATTCCTTCAATCTGAAATGAACGTGCAGAAGCCTGAGATGTACGTGCAGGTAGTTTCGCAGCTCAACTCGGAGTTCAACGGTCCGACGGATGACTTGTATAGTGCGATGTTTTCGCCTATTCCGTTTATATCATTCTCGCCAAATCCCCTGTGGCCCTGGTGCTTTGGAAACTGTGTGCTGGAGATTGATGGACGTGATAATAAACGCCCCGTAAAAAGAAGCCAGTGCGACTCGTGCAAGATAGATCCGGTTCAGGCCCTCATCGACGCAATGATACTTTATCAAAGGTACGAAGGCACACAGCATTGAGATGTATGATGTAAGATGTAAGAGGGCTGATGTATGTCGGCTCTCTTTTGTTTTTATCAAGAATTTGAGAATTTAAGAATTATGGCAAAGGAAGAGTGGCAAGACCCTGACAGCGGGTATCTGAATTGCATCGGTGTGGGTGATACCTACGTCCGGCGGCAGATGGAAAGAATATTAGGCAGTGGTGATTTCAATGCGCAGATCATCACGCGGAAGTTTACGTGTGCAATGGGAGAGGAATGAGCTATGAGAAAATATGGTGACCCTATAGAAAAGGAAATGGTTTTAACGGCAGAGCAGCGAAAACGGTTGGCTGAAATAATGAACCGTCCAATAAGAAATAAAGAAAAGGAACTATGATTATCGTAAAGACTCAGACAGGCACGCATTTCGTGAATGAGAAGTGTGTGCGGAAGGTGTGGCATGACAAAAACAATGCCAAGGTGTGGATCACCGACATGAACGGTGGCATCGAAAACATCGCGGATGTGGAGATGGTGACGTACACCAGCGACGCGATGAAGGTGGACTACCAAGACAAGGGCAGCATGGTGGAGTACCTGGAGCAGCAGCGCAGCGAACTGTGCAACCTCCTTGAGCGGTATCGTGCGAAGCTCCGCGACTATGGCTGTGAACTATGAGTAAACCCCCAGCGCGATAGTGCGGGAATAGTGTATAACAATTTAAATTGAAAGAATGAAACCGAAGAACGACCTGAATTTCTGGCACATCCCGCTTGGGATGCTGTTTGCGGTGGTGATGCTGGCTCTGATGATGTGCTCATGTAAGACCGTCGAGTATGTGCCGGTGATCGAGCAGCGGACAGACACGCTGGTGCAGAAGGTGATTGAGCGCGACTCGATCCACGTTCACGACTCGACGATTGTGCGCGAGGCTGGCGACACGGTGCTCATCGAGCGGTGGCACACACAATACCGCGACCGTTGGCACCACGACTCCATCTATATCCACAAGACCGACTCCGTGCCCGTACCCTATCCCGTGACCGAGTATGTCCAGAAGCCGCTGCGTTGGCATGAGAAGGCTTTGATATGGATAGGCATCCTGTCGATGATGGCTGGTATCTTCGCTTGTGCGCGGTGGGTATCGCGGCACAGACCTCTATAATCTTTTTCGTGAGCGCACGAAAAAGATTCACCCGACGACCGTGAGGTTGCTGTCCGCCCGCGAGGGTCGACGCCATGTATTACTTAATGATTAATACAGGATTTAGATTTTTTTTTCTTGAAGTTTTGAAAGTTTTAAAGTTTGTTCCCCGAAGGCTCTGGTTGAAGGCCTTCGGGGTTTTTCTGTATGAAAAGCACAACGGAAAACACACACGGAAAACACAAGTAATCCAGGAAAGTAAACCCAAAGAGCCATTATGCCCGCAAGGTATATGGGTAGTTTATCAGAATATCTCAACGGTTATCGTGGTCGTCATTCAGTCTATAACTACGACAGTCCACGATTCAACACCAGAACAGGAAGCCTGAACAAAGGAGGCGACAATGGCGGTCCTGTTCAGGTCTACGGCGTGGAAGCAAACTTGGAGGCTTTCGGTCGTATCATGACTACCGATCCACAGATGGCCGGATTATTCAGAAAATATATCCGCAATGTACTGAAGGAAGCCCGCAAGAAACTCACTCAGGATGCCAAAAGCTATATGAAGAGCGACCCGCGCAAAGCAGCGCAGGCCGTAAAGTTCTCCGTGTATAAAAGTCTGTTTGGCGGTAATTTGAGTATTCTCCAGAAGAAAAAGGGCAGCGCAGGCGCAAAGTACGAACTAAGGCGTACACGTAAGGTGGAACAAAACCCACGTATGAGAGGCGGAAACCGTCGGCCACGAATTGATGACGGGCGCAACCGACTCGACTACTATTACAGCGCAGATCGCGGCTTCGCGCTCCGTTTCATCGGGTCAGGAACCGTAACACGTACCTCTCGTTTTGGCAATCGTGGCTCTATCAGGCAGACCGACTGGTTCGGACATACCGCACCCTGGCACATGGAAGATGCAGCTGGGAAGGTGGCAGAAGCAATTAACGAATATGTAATGCAACAGACAAATGGCTAAAGGTGACGTATTAGTAAGGATGAAGGCCGATGTCAGCGGTTATGATGCTAACATCGCAAAGGCTCGAAGACAACTTGAAAACTTCAAGAAGGACAACCTGTCGCTCGGTGGTGCCCTGAAGCAGACACAAGGTGCATTGTTAGCTACCGCTGCAAGGTTTGCCAGCGTGACGGCTGCGGTCGGTGCACTTGGTGCCGCATTTATGGATAACATCGCAACGGCTCGAAAGTTCGAGGTTTCGATGTCGCAGTTGTCATCGTTGACTGGTATGGTCGGTGCAGACCTCGCTAAGTTGAAAGATTACGCCATTGAGTTAGGATCATCCACAACGCTGAGTGCAAGCGAAGTGGCAGATGCTTTCAAGATGATAGGCTCACAGCAGCCGCAGTTGCTTGCAAGTGGCGAGGCATTGAAAGCGGTGACTAAGAACGCCATCACTTTAGCAGAGGCCGCAGGTATTGACTTGGCTACTGCATCTCAAACACTTTCAACATCAATCAACCAGATGGGTGGCGATAGTGCAAATGCCGAGCGATATATCAACGTATTGGCAGCAGCTTCTCAGAAGGGTGCTGGTGATATTGCTTGGTTGGGTGAAGCCATTACAAAGTCAGGAACTACAGCAAAGGCTGTCGGTACTGACTATGAGGAATTGGTGGCCAATCTGGAGCAGTTGGCAAAGGCAGGCTTTGACGCTTCGACGGCTGGTACGGCCCTGCGCAGTATCATCATGAACTTGGAGAAGCAGGCCAACAATGACTTCAAGCCGTCTGTGGTCGGACTGACTCAGGCGTTTGAGAATCTTGGTAAGGCAAATCTCTCCATTGTAGGCTATCAGGAAATTGCGGGTAAAATGTTCGCATCACAGGCTAAGGCACTTGCCGATGCAGCAGGTGAGGCACGCGATATGACATCAGCCATCACCGGCACCAACACCGCAGAGGAGCAAGCCAAGACCAACACTGACAACCTTGAAGGCTCCATCAAAGCTCTATCAAGTGCCTGGGAGGGGTTTAATCTCCATCTCAATTCAAGCAACGGCATCTTCAGAGATATTGTTGACGGTCTGAAGGATGTCGTCGTATGGGCTGATAACGTCATTACGAAACTTGGAGAAATACCGAACCCCGAGAATATCATCACAAAGAATCTTAAGGAAGTAGGGCCGAATGTCGATGACAATGGAAACTACATCAAACGACCAGCTCAGAAGGGTGCCGTTGGATTCGATTGGGAGAATGGCACATGGATGAAAGGTTATACTGGTGCCATCTATAATGGTGCGACAGGACAAACGGAATTACCTGAAGTTGAAGTCGTAGGTAATAAGATCACAAAAGGCGGCGGCGGAAAGAGTAACAAAACAAAAAAGACAAAGACTGAGCCCGTTTATGTCGAAGGTAGTATTGCAGCGCAATCTAAGCTCGTGTCAGACCTGACTAAGAAATGGAACGAGGCTGGTGAGGATATGCGAAACGGCTATCTGTTCCAACTCGTCGAGGCAGAAAAGAAATTAAAGTCGATGAAGGATCAGCAGCAGGCCTTGAAGGATATGCTGATGAATGACCCCGCAAAGGGTGTTTCGCCCGTAGGTCTCGTTACAAATCTTGCTCCTGACTTAAAAAAGATTGAGGAAGAGTTTGCCAAGAACCCCATCAAACTACGGGCAGAGATAGAGATTGATCCTGATAAGATAAAATCAATCAAGAGTATGGCCGCACTACAGAAAACTGCGAGCGATACGGCGAAGGTGGTTGGTAGCATCGGCGAGGCGTTTAATGCCATTGAAGATCCAGCGGCGAAGGTGGCCGGTACGGTGGCGCAGGCAATCGCCAATATTGCGCTTGGCTATTCTCAGGCAATGCTCACGCCGAAAGATCCTATCTCATGGATTGCGTTCGGTGCTACGGGCCTGGCTCAGATGCTCACGATGATTTCCGCCATCCACGGGGCCACGGGCTACGCGCTCGGTGGTGAGATCAAGGGCAACTCATACAGCGGTGACAACATCCCTGCGATGGTAGATAATTCACAGTTGGTCGGGCTGAATGCTGGGGAAGTTGTGCTGACGAAGGCCATGACCAACAACCTCGCAGCCGGCATCCAGGGCCAGGGTATGGGCGGTTGGAAGTTGACGACGAAACTGGCGGGTACGGACTTGCTGGTGTCGCTCGAGAGGACGTTGCAGAAGCAAGGCTATGGGCGACTCGTTACTTGGCAGTAACGTGCGCTGCGCTAATGAATAGTGAATAGTGAATAGTGAATAAAGGCTTCGCCAAATGATAAACGATAAATGATAATAAGCTATGACTGGAAAGGATATAATTGTAGTACTGAGTCAAAACGGAACGGCGGTTGCAAGTGTGTGCATCAGGACGCAGGACATCCAGACCGAGGGTGAGCAGGAGGAGCGTGCGAGTGCGACGCAACAGACGTGGCGTGAATATCTCGCAGGCCGCTGCGGGTGGTCGCTCACGGTAGGCTATCTTGTGCTGGCCGCCTCGCAGATCGCCGACCTCTTGTTGGTGAATCAGACGTTTGATGTGACGCTGAAGGATAAGGACAACACCTATTCGCTCGTGGGCAAGGCCATCATGCGGAGCGTAAAGCATACGGCGACGGTGGGGAACTTAGCGCAGGGTTCGTTCTCTCTGCTCGGCACGGGACCATTAGCCGTGCCGGTGACACCCTCCGAGACCTGAAGGTAAACCCAAGACGCGATTTCTTGCGATAGATAAAAGGCAAGAAATGGCGAAGAATTACAAGATACAATTCGTGAGTCTGCGGGCTGCTACCACCTATGTGTTGGAGATAGGTGGTGGCGACCCGAATACTGCTGCCGTGCAGTTGAACGGAGCTACTGATACCCTCGTGACCGAGGAAGACAGGAACGAAGATATGTTTCAGCCCATCCGCACGCAAAGCGGCAGCTTTAGGATTCTCGACAACATGTGCGACTATGATGGCAACATCATCGACGCGACGCTCAAATGGGACTGGTGGAAAGACCTTCTGCCCGCGAAGGACAGTGACCGTCCAGTGCGGCTGATCCATACGGAAGGGAATACAACCGTAGTAGACTGGCAGGGCTTCATGCAGTCGCAGACCTTCAGCGGCGCACTCTATGGCGGCGTGCAGGAGCGGGAGTTCCCCGTGACTTGTCCGCTCACCATCCTGGCCGGTGAGGATGTCAACTTCAATCGCGGCTTGGCCAACTTCGCCACAGTTCTGAAGGATGTCTGCGACACGATTGACACCAAGAGCGGCAACATGGTGCATATCGACACCATCATGGTGCAGGGCGGTGCGGATGCCCAGGCGTGGCTGATGACGAAGATCGACTGGCAGAACTTTGCTCAAGAAGATTCTAACGGCATCCTTCGGGCGAAATACTCACTCTATGACGTACTGGAAGACACCTGCCGCTTCTGGGGATGGACGGCCCGCACGGAGGGCACCACGCTCTATCTGACTGCCGCTGACGATGCAGTGGAGCAGGTCTATCTCAGTCTGAACCGCACAGAACTCAACACCCTCGCAGGCGGTACGGCAGTAGGCACGACGGACGTGCCCATCCCGACCGCCACGCTCACCGACACCTCGGACAATCCCGTCTTCGCCTCGACGGATCAGACCGACTACAAAGTACAAGGTCCGCACAAAGCCGTGGTGAAGGCCGATTGTAATGAGCATGACACCATCGTGAAGTTTGCGCCGAAGGACATCTCTGACGCAATGGGCGACACTTATACGTGGGTACAGAAGCAGGGCGAAGATTTGGCGGGTTATTTCACGACCTCACCCGTCAATGCCGTGAGCGGTATCGGTAGCCAGACGATGAAGGTAATTACGCCTGTGAACCCGTCGATACCATCAGGAGCTATCTGTAAACGACAGATATATCAAAGCAAAGACACCGAAAGTCCCGTTGTGGGTGATATGATGCTGATCTATGCCAGTCATTTTGGTTATCAGGATGTCACCCCGTCAATACAGTTACAGACCCTTCGCCCAATGTCATTCAGTGGCGGTAGTATCTCGCTCGGTGGTACGGCCTGGATGGAAACCGAACCATTACAACAGGAAGACAATCTCTATGCACTCAGCTTCCGACTTGGTATCGGTATGACGCGAGAATCGGCGAAATGGTGGTATATGAGCCGCGAAATCTATTCATTCTTACCATCGGTAGAAATTAAGCGTGGGTGGGGAGATTCGCCAAGCGTTTTCAACGTACCCCTTCAGGGCAATACGTTGAAGAGTACAGGTGTGATGCTGGCATTCTTCGCGTCGGGTCTGTCGATGTCGATTTATAACGCTATCCCCGTTGGACAAGATACCTACGGTTATATTTTTATCGACATCATGGGAGCGCACGACTATACCAACGATAACGAGATAAAGGCTTTCGAGATTGCAAACCTCGAAATCAGTTACTCGCGTGACACGATTGATATACCGACAAGTACCAGTGTTGTCCGTCCGCGCGAACTGAAGACCGAGCGTGTGACTACCCAGGAATACTCAGCCGTAAATACCAACGATTCGAAAGAGGAGTGGAATGCCAACTGCATCTTTGCCTCAGACAACAATATGGAATATGGCTACGGCCTGCTGCTCGGCGATAACGGCAACATCATCTCGACGGTGAACTACGGCGGAACACCTGCACACCCCGAGCAACACCTGGCCAACCGCGTGGTGAACTACTGGGCGACGGCGAAGCGCATGCTCGACCTCGATGTGATGAAGAACAATATCGCAGCCATCGCGCCACATACGAAAGTGACGGTAGGCTCGGAGGGCGGCCAGTTTGTGCCTCTCGCCATCGGTCACGACTGGAGAGACGATAAAGTTAAACTCACACTCATTCAATTATAAGAAGCTATGCCACAAATACTCAATCAGGAAAAGATTTGCAGAATGAAAACCGGCGGCTCAGGCGGTTCGGGCGGTGGTGGTTCGTTTGATCCGTCATCAATGGGAGGCGTAGCTTCGCAGGTGTGGGTAGAACAGAACTATTTATCGAAGGCGTTTTTCTCGCAACTGTTCAAGGCTTTCAAGCCAGGCGCAAGCACCAGCGATCCTGACGAGGAAGTATTGCCCAACACCATCGATGAGCACATTACCAACATCAAGGCGATGTTTGGTCTTTGGACTGAGCAATATCTATCAGCCCTCGGCCAGAACTCCGGCGGCGGTGGTGGAGGTGTGACACTCAACGAACCATTGGAAAGCATCAACGGCAGCGGTATGTCCGCCCCAGGCGCAACCGAGGACGGCAAGACCATCGTGTGGGACAACACCCAACAGAAGTGGAAGTACGGTGCCGGTGGTGGCGGTGGTTCGACGGCTTGGATCGACATCACAGGCAAGCCGACCACCATCAGTGGATATGGCATCACTGATGCAAAGATTCAGAACGGCACTATCACGATTGGTTCAAACAGTATCACCCCGCTCGTGGCATCCGACATCACGGATATGGCCACGAAGACATGGGTGACCAATCAGGGCTATGCTGTAGCCTCGAATGTGTACACGAAGACGGAGGCTGATGCTAAATACATGACCATTGCAGCCTTCGAGAATCTGTTCAATGCCCTCAACTCGTCGGGCAACAAGGTAAGCCATCCGTACAGTTCGGGTGTCGACAGCATCAAGGCCCTCGTGGGTTTGTGGACGGAGCAATATCTGTCAGCCCTCGGTCAGAACTCAGGTGGCGGTGGCGGTGGCGTGACACTCAACGAACCACTCGCCTCAATCAACTCGGCAGGCCTCGACACACCGACCGCCACGGGCCAAGTGATCACTTGGGACGGTTCGGCTTGGGTATACGCCATACCCGGAGGTGGCGGTGGTGGCGGTACGGGTACGGTCACGCAGATCAGCACTGGCACAGGACTGACTGGTGGACCTATCACAACCATCGGCACCATCTCGATTAACTCGACCTATCAGCAATATATCTCGCACGGTGAGACCGCCTACGGTTGGGGTAACCATGCCACGGAGGGTTATCTGAAGAGCGTGGCATTCTCCGACCTGACGAGTCATCCGACGACCCTGAGCGGCTACGGTATCACCGACGCTTACATCAGCAGCGGAACTATCCATCTCGGAAACAATAGTATCACGCCGTTGACCTCATTCACCGAGACTGACCCGACCGTGCCAGCCTGGGCAAAGGCATCGACGAAACCGAGTTATAGTTTCAGCGAGATTACAGGCACCATCGCAAGCTCGCAACTGCCAACGTTGTATTGGGCGAATGTGCAGGTGAGCGACCGATCGAACGATGCCTGCGAGCCGAAGTTCAAGAGCTTGCATCTCTATGGTGCATCGACCTATGGCGTTGGCGGTAAGTTGAAGTTCGGCGACGGGGATTACGTCTACCTGACCGAAGCCAGCGACGACAAGCTGACCATCTACGGCAAGAGCGGCATCTATATGATGGGTGGCACCTCATTCAAGGTAGGCATTGGCACTACTTCACCGGCGAAGGTTTTGGACGTAGTGGGTGACATAAACGCCACGCTCGACATCACCACGGCGCAGGCCGTGAACGCACGAAACATCGAACTGTCGTTTACGTCGCCATTCATCGACTTCCATCATGCCAGCTCGTCAGCCGACTACACATCGAGACTTATCACGACCGACTACGGCACGCTAAATCTCCAGTCGAAGACCAGCGGTGGCACAGACAAGCTGAGCGGTTTCGTTGTGGGTGCGAACTACGATGGCAGCTTCATTCAAATAGGTAATATCAAGATAGTGTATGATTCGGCCAATAACGCCCTGAAGATAATCAAATCAGACGGCACAGCTGCCAACCTCTACGCAACGGGTGGAGTGGCTGCGCTCGGAACAACATAATAAACAAATTAAATCCCAGAAAGTATGAAAAAAGTAGATTTTAGCAAGATTGAGCTGGAGATGATTGACGGTAAGATGTGTGAGGTCGACTTCCAGCATGGTGAGAACGGACTGCCTAATCAGGTGTATATGCAGGCCCGTGAGATCAAGTGGAAAGAACTTGGTGTGAAGATGTATCACGCCAAGGGCGAAGTGGAACTGACCGACGAGGAAGCGAAGTATATCCTCGACTTCATTCGCCGGACAGCTTGGAGCATTGTCGCAATCGAGGCAATTGAAAGAGCAATGAATAAAGAATAATAAATAGCGAAAACTATGCCATAGATAGTAAATGGAAATCATATTACATCGCCAGTAAGCATTTATGACGTGCAGCGGTGTTTGGGCTCTGGAAGTCCAGATTTAGGCACACTTTGTCTTCTGAACAATATTAATATGTGGTCAGTTAGCAAACCCGTCTATTTTGCCAAGGTCGCACAGCTGACAGATGGAGACTTAAAGACAGGTCGGACGGTCAGTGGATATTCAATCTCATACGGGATCAAGAAGCGCAAGTCATCCACATGGACGGACTTCATCAATACATCCACATACGAAGTAAAGAGCGAAGTATGGCAATATGACAAACCCGTATTGGATGGCGTTAATGTTTTCAGATTGACAGACTTCTATAATTATTGGCACAATGCTCAACGTGCAATAACTATTGCGTTAGATGGAAAGGATAGGGTAGTCGTTCCGTCTGCTCAGGGTGGTACTGGTGATGTTCTTCACTTCACTCTTAACTTCCTTTATATGCTCTATAGCAGTGGTAGCATTTCATCACAGCAGCTTTTTGGTGCGTGTGCGAATTACTATCCTACGGTCATCCTGACATGCTATTACAGCGGTGGATCATATAGATATGCAAAATCATCTAAAAAAGAAGGCACAGAAGATCAATATTGGACTATAGGTGAAATCGGAGCAGGTTCTACTCAGTCAGGTGCTCAGATTAACATCGATATGGCCGAGGTCGCCGATGTGATGGTACGACAGCAAGGAGCGAGATATGGTTATGACTGCCTCCAAAACAATAGAACTTGGACAGCTTGCTTTGTATTGACCAATGTGCCGCTATATGGAACTGTCGGATCATGGGATCCGTCAGGAAAAGATATCATCCGGCTTGAATTTGAAGCAGGAGCAGACCGTAAGACGTTCCAAATTACCAGCGGTAAGTATAGTTATATTAGTGCAATGAGCATTGCCGTAACATTGAAAAAAGACTCGAACAATAATTATTATATTGACAGCATCCAAGTAACGGCAACGAAAATGACCGCTGACCAGATGATTTTCGACATCACAGCGCAACTATCCTGTGTGATAGGTACAGTTGGAATGTCAGGAGTCGCTGCCGATGCCCAGTCTATCAATGTAAGCATGAACTCGACAACTTTTGCAGCACAGTCAGGATCGGTGACTAATACGCTTCAGTTTAATACGGTTACATATAAACCGACAGGCGACGCTGATCCAAGCGGGTCGCGTTTCTGTACGGGAACTCTCACCTTCCATGATCGCGCCAATCGTGGTGACTGGAGTGGAACATTCACAATCGATGTAAAGACGGGTTCGTCGCAATATTACAGAACGGCAACCCTCTCATAATATTAACAATTAAAAAATATACGATTATGGCAGAATCAGAATTCAGTTGGTTGAAGATGGCATCGTTCTTCGGTGTGGCTCTTCTTACATTGGTGTGTTTTATCATGTTGGGCTTCGGTATCAACGCAATATGCAGCGGCGATGCTTTTCATGGAATAATCAGTATTTTTGCGGCTCTCGTTTGTGGCGCTGGTGCGGTGATTGTCTACAAGTATTACCAGAAGAAGAGCATCGAAAGCAGATACGGGAAATAATCATTTAGTTATTAACAATAATATTCGTGATGGTTATGAATGCATCAAGAACTTTAAGATCGGAGAAGGCTGACGAGCCGCGCACATTCCTGATGTCGCGCATCACGTTTGCGATTTGCTTTTTCGTGTCGGTGGGCTTGATTATAGGCGGCTTCTTTGTCCCACCTATGGGGGTCATCGATGGCTCCTGTCTGACAGCCGTCGGCGAGTTGATATTATTCCCAACGCTACTCTACGGATTCCGGGCTGTTGAACTCGGCCTGCGTGTGAAGTTTCAGAAAGGTGAAACCTCAATCGAAATCTCGAAGCAGCAGGGGCAGCATCACGAGCATCATAACATTGAACCATTTAATGAAGATTAATATGAGTACACCAGTAACCATGCACTTTACAATGGAAGAGCTGTGCGCGAGTGAGACAGCCAAAAAGAAAGGAATCAATAACAAGCCGAATGCGCAGCAGATGATCAATCTGGTGTATCTAACGGCCTACGTCCTGGAGCCGCTTCGGGTGGCGATGAACGAACCTATCAAGATCGGAAGCGGCTTCCGCTGTGAGGCTTTGAACAAGGCCGTGGGCGGTGTCAGGAACTCGCAACACATGAAGGGGCAGGCCGTAGACCTCTGTATCGATGGCGACATGAAAAAGGGCAAGAAGTGGTTTGAATATATCAAGAATCATTTGCCCTTCGACCAGCTCATCTGGGAGCACAATGCGAAGGGCAGCTATTGGGTGCATGTCTCCTACGTCTATCCTGACTTCGGACGGAACCGCCGACAAGTGATAAATAATCTGTTGAAGAAATAGTAGGGGCTCAACGGAGCCCCTTTTTTGTGTAGTAATCCCAAAGCGTGATTTTGTCAGCATAGCAAAGGACAAAAACGAAATACGATATGAACGAACAAAAAGACACGGGTTTGCGGTGGCTGACGGTAGAGGCCATCCACACGCACTGCCGCATCGACTTCGACTGTGAGGACGCGGAACTGGAGCAATTCGGTATTGCAGCCGAGCAAGCTATCCTCGACCTGACGCGCCGGACGTATGAGAACTTCATCGACACGTATGGCAGAATCCCAGACCCGATTTTCAACGCCACGCTGTTGCTGGTGCAAAGTCTCTATAAGAACCGCGACGCGGAGGAGCAGCGCGACAGCAAGGAGATTGCCTTCGGCTTCTCATTCATGGTCAAAAACTATATGTACTTGGCCGGAGGGTCGCCCTTGGAGGTGGAGCGCGATGGGTTACTGGATAAGTTGACCGTGGTGCAGACGGAGTTTGACTTTGATTTCGGCGAAATTGAGAATCCGAGCGAGGCGCTGGTGGAAGCCTACGACACCCAGCGCAGAAACATGGCGGCACTCTATAACCGCTACGCCTACATCGAGAATCCAACGTCCTATATCTGTGAGAAGTTCCGTGAGGCTATCGCCAAGGCGAAAGAGAACTGCGACGAAATCATTAACCAGGTAACGAACTAAAAACTATGGCAGAACAGAATATCAATTTAGGCAATGCCGTACAGACAGGCACCCCGCTTTCAAACGTTATTGTAGCTGGTACGGAAGCAAAATATTTCATCGACATTCAGCAGGATGGTTTCTTGATGGAAGAGGACGACTTCACCGTAGAACTGCGGTGGGGTACTCGGCCTAAGAGTATGATGATTACCAAACAGGAGATGGCCGCAGACACAAGTGGCAAGTATTTCTTTAAGTTCGACACAAAGAAGATGCTCGGCAAAGTGACGGCTATCTGTCGCTATTATGTGCCAGATATGGACGATCCTGACGGTGTGCGCGAGGAGGTGGACGAACAGCGGATTTGTTTTGTGGCAGCGGCACCATGCCCGCAGTTGTTGTCGTGTCCGAAATGTGGTGCCACAGGCCATAACGTGACCTATGAGCGCACAGACCAGAATGACATTGCCTCGATGTATCAGCGGTTGTGCGACTGCGACGGTCACCCGTTGGCATCCGCTGACGATCTGTACTTCTATGTGCTGACATCGGAGATTGAAAGTTCAAGTGAAATTTAGAAACGAATAAAACAATAAAGAATTATGGCAGATTTTCGATTGACTCAGACTGGCCAGCAAGTTCAGGACGACCTGAACAATGCTGAGCAGGACAACGTGACGCTGGGGCAGCACGTTGCGAATGGCAATATCCATGTGACCCCAGAAAACAAGGACGCGTGGAATAGCAAGTACAACAAACCATCGGGTGGCATCCCCAAGAGCGACCTCGCTGAAGCTGTGCAGGCTGCTGTGAATGCGGCTTTGACCGCTTATCAGAAGCCCGGTACAGGCATCCCAAAGAGCGACCTCGCTTCAGCCGTGCAGACGGCCATTGGTGCCGCTCTGACGGCTTATCAGAAGCCAGGCACTGGTATTCCAAAGACCGACCTCGCAGCAGCCGTACAGTCGGCTCTGGATGCAGCACTGACCGCATACCAGAAACCAAACACGGGCATTCCGCAGAGCGACATGAGTGCGGATGTACAGTCGAAGTTGAATGCGGCTGGTAGTGCTGACGCGGCCATTGCTGCCGAGCGTTTGGCCCGTGAAACCGCCGACCTCGCCATCAATGATGCATTAGGTACAAAGGTAAACGCTACACAGGTGTCTAACGCTATTGCAGCGGCTCTCGCAGATTATGACACGTCGGCAGAGGTGGCCAGTGCCATTTCTGCCGCTATCAGCACGGCACTCGCCAACTACTACACCAAGGCGCAGACTTATTCGCAGAGCGAGGTGGATGCGCTGATAGCCAACTTCATCACTGCCAGCGTGAATAACCTCGTCAACTACTATCTGAAGAGTGATACCTACACCAAGGCAGAGGTGCAGGCACTTATCGACGCAGTGAAGCAGTTTACCTATGTGAGTGTGGCTGAGCTGCCGACGGCTTCTGCTGACACGATGAACAAAATCTATCTCGTTCCTTCGACCAATCCGAAGACCAAGAACGCGAAGGATGAGTTTATCACCATCGCCGTGACGGACCAAGGAACGACTACTTACAGCTGGGAGCAAATCGGTAGCACTACTATCGACCTTTCGAACTATTACACCATCGCCCAGACCGACGCTGCCATCACAGCAGCTCTCAATACGGCGTTGGCCAACTATTACACCAAGACTAACATTGATACTCTGTTGGCTACCAAAATGACGCAGGCTCAGGTGGAATCTATCGTTGCTTCTGCTTTGGCATCATACTCTACTACCAGCGAGGTATCTGCGGCTATCGCTTCGGCCTTAACGGATTACTACACCAAGACGGCGATTGATGCAGCGTTAGCCGGTAAACAGGCGACGCTACAATTTGACCAAACTCCGACGTTGAACAGTTCGAACCCTGTGACATCAGAAGGTATTCGTGCAGCCATTGCATCCGCTGTGAATGGTCTCGTCAATAGCACCTATGTGCAGAATGCTATCACGACAGCTCTTGCCGATTACTCAACCACTTCGCAGGTTAGCACGATGATTTCCACAGCAATAACCACCACTTTGGCCAATTACTACACAAAAGACCAAGTAGACGGATTGGTTGGCGGCAAATACACAAAGCCTGGCACAGGTATTCCCGAGAGCGATCTTGCGGCTGCGTTGGCTGAGAAGATCAACGGTGCGGCGACACAGGCCAACCTTAATAACACCAACGATCGCGTGTTGTTTATTGAGCGTGGTTTGGGTAAATACGATGCTACTCGCAGTATCACCCTTCAGCAGGCTACGGCGGGTAAGTATGTCAATGTGAATGGACAAGAGGTGAGTGCAAGCGGTTACGGTATATCTTCAGAGGTACAACTGAATGCCGGCGACATCATGTTGGTGCCGAGTGCCAGTGCAGTACCTGCCGACGTAAGTCTGTTTGCGCGTATCGTCACACGTACCTATGACAAGGTAATAAACTATACCTACACCTATCGTCAGGACTACCCAGAACTACCGGCAACAGCAACGGCAGACTATAATCCTGCACTGATATACACCGCTCAGTACAACGAGAGTGGCGATACACCCGTGCTGACGGGTTGGGTGATGGGTGGTCAGACCTACGCTACGCTGCCAGCTACTCGTGAGGTGACGGAGAGCTACTACGAGCCGCTGATGAAGCAGGCGGTGGCTGCTATGCCATCGACTGGCTATTACGTCTATCTCTGCCCGACAAGCATGACCGTCGTGGTCAGCGGTTATACCGCCACCGTCAACGGAGGCGTGGCACTGGTGGTCGGTCTGGGTATCTTCAAGAATATCGCTACCAACTTCATCGGTGCTCCAGGCCAGGCTGTTATCGCTCAGGCATTCGCTCAGCTGTTGGGCGAAATCGAGGGACTGAAAGCCCAGCTCGACAACCTCGGAGAGACACGCGCTGTCTGCATCAACTCGGAAGACGTGCCCAAGGTACAGAACTATCCGATGATTATCTACGGAAGTGGTGCGCCCGCCGCTCCCAATGTGCCGGCATTCATCGGTCAGAAGTATCTCGACACCACCAATAAGAAGGAGTACACCGCCTTCGGCGTAACGAACTCCGTGAGCGACTGGGTTTTGATAAACTAATAATAAAGAAAGGATAAAGTTATGGCTATCAAAAGTTATGCAAACAAAGCTGCCTATGATGCAGCCGTGAAGCCTACCATCGAGAGTCAGGTTTCACTGATAGAGACGACCCGCGAAATCATCGTGGACGGTGTGAACGTGATTACAACCAGTCCAGCCGTCGGAGATTTGGTATTCTTGAACGAATCGAATGAGATTATCTTCGTAAAGGGTGGCTCATGGATTCAAAAAGCATTGATCCCGAGCGCATGGGTACATGTCGGTTATGTTTATCTGGTAAAAGGTCGCAAGATCGGTGTGATTGATAAGAACGCGGCCGATTTGAAGTATCTGGATGTGTGTCAGTACGCCATCACTGCCATCAGCAGCACCACATTGTCTATCAATTTGCGCATGAGTCCCGACTATGCCGTTAACACCACCGTGGACGTAACACTGTCGTCAACCGCTATCGACGCGACGAGTGCTGCCGAGATTTCCGCTGCTGTGGCTGCGAAGGCTGCTGTTGTGGGTGACACGAAGGCATGGTGGGCGTACCTGGCTGATGCTGAAGGCAACAAGGTGGAGAGCGACGGAACGCAGATCATTATCCAGTGCGACACATGCGTAGACTATCGTTTCTACATCGTCAGTGCATCAGGTTGTACTATCGCACATGTGACATGGGGCGATATGCCAGAAAACTCTGTTTATTGGCGAGGAGAACGCTGGTTTTATACCAATTACTGGGGCGTGCAGAACATCGCTCGTACCAAAGCGTTGGCAACAAGTAGAGGTCGTGTACCAGCAGCCGATGAACCCATCGGACCGCGTGCCGGTAATGATGCGCCTATAAAGCCTTCGGAGTTCGAGAGTTCGCAGTATTGCGCCGACCTGCGTGCCGCTTACAAGACCTACGAGGAATACCTGGAGAAGTGCTACATGGTTGTTTGTCCGCAGCAATACGGTTGTTTTGCGCTGCCTGATGGGGCAGAGATGGGGAGACTTTATGCCAACAAGATGGCCCCGACGAAGGACGGTGGCACGAAAGCAAAATTCCCTGCTTTGTATTATTGTTACAATCGATCCTATGGTGTTGATGGTCTGAAAACGGGCGACCTTCATCTTCCAGGCGTACTCGAAGGTACGGAACTAATGAAGGATGACTGCCTCGCAGCGTTGGCACCGTCCGTCACGAAGATGGGTACGACCGCCATCAATAATAGCACGACCCGATGGTTTGCCCAGAGGTGCAACGTCTATACCGCTTGGTTCTTCGACGGCAGCTACGGCCTTCTCGGCTACGGCAACGTCTACAACACGTATCGTTGCCAGGCGGTCGCGCTTTTAGAAATTGATTAGAAACTAAATGCTCTCACGCCATCGCGACAGCGTGGCGTGAGGCTTACTCTCATGGCGAAAATATATTCCGATTACGGTGAATACTTGCAAGACGCTTACGAACAGCAAGCAGACAAATATCGACAACAGTATGAACGAACACAAGAAACCTCGCGGTCACAAGGCGCATAATGATAAAGATTCGATTCTGGCAGATGCTAAGAATCTTCTTTATATTTTATATCCCGCCATTCAGCGCATGCCTAAGATAGAACGTATCGAAGGTGCACCGGTAGAGATGAAGCGGGCGACGCAAAATATCATCTGCCATTTCTCCATCGCAAAAGAATGCCAGGAGGTCCGCCAAGAACGCATCCGCGAGATGTTGGGCGAGTTCGGTATATTATTGGCAAATTTCGAGCTGTGTATTGCACAAGGATTGCTGACAGATAAAGATAAATTGCGCATCGCCGTACAGTTGGAACGTATAGAGGAAGGTGTCAGGAAATGGAGGAATGCGGCGCGGTCGCTTAAACGTCAGGAGCAGCAGGAGGTCGGCACAAAATAGTGCAAGAATCTGCTGTCAGACATGAATAAGGTAAAAGGGAGTTCGGCTATCATTTATAGCAGTGTCACGATGTGACTCTGACCCGCACGAACCGATGGTTTGCCCAGAGGTACAACGTCAATAACGCTTGGATCTTCAACGGCAACAACGGCAATCTCAACAACAACAACGTCAACAACACGAATCGTTGCCAGGCGGTCGCGATTTTACCGATATTTAGCTTTTACTTTAATGACTGAAGTTTTGTTCTTCGCACTGTTGCTCAGCGTGATGTTTTCCACGCGGAAAAACAAGCGTTACGGGCGTGATTCGATGGTCTTCGAAATGAACTGGCCACCGCTGCTTGTTCGCTTGATGCGCGAGCTCAATGCAAGGACATTTCGCATCCTCTATAACTACACCTTCCTTGTTTCCATCCCCAAGTGGCGTGAAATATTCGCCACCGAGTTCGCCGGTCGTATCATTGACCATATCCTTTGCGACATACTGAAACCTTGGATTGAGCGCATACTACACCCGCGAACTTTCAATAACCGCGAGGGCATGGGTTCGCAAGCAGCCATTAATCAGGTTATCGAAGACATCTGCGAGGTATCAAATGGTTATACTGAAACGACTTGGATCATCAAGTGGGACTTAGCGGGCTTCTTCCCGAACGCCGTATGCGACTATATAGAGTCATGTTTCGTTCACATCATCGATACCTTTCAAGATGAAATCGCAGAGAAATACGGTGCGTGGATGCCATCGTTTCTCAGATGGCTTGCGATGATTACAATCCATTGTTGTCCGGCGAAACACTACGAGCGGCGCACGCCAAAATATCTTTGGGATAAACATATCAAACCCGAGAAATCAATCCTAAACAAGCCAGACGGAATAGGCGTACCGATAGGTCGCATGTCATCACAAACGGGTATGGGACTTTATATCAATGACGAGGTACGCTGGTTGAATGATGAGTGCGGCATCCACACCACGGTATTCATGGATGATGGTGTCATGGTAGTGCCAGATAGACTGAAACCTTATGCATTATCGCTACTCCCAGAACTACGTCGCAGATTTGCGGCCAAAGGCGTAAAGATGAACGATCACAAATTCTATTGCCAGCAACACTGGAAAGGACTTGAATTTCTCGGTTCACACATCCATCCGTGGAGCGTAATACTGAACGATGCAACGTGGGCGCGATGTTTGTCGCGAGTGCATGAATATAATCAATTAACAACGGTCGAGAAATACAGAGAACTCGACCGTTTTATTTCGACCGTCAATTCATACACAGGGCTATTGAAGAACCGCACATCGTACAAGCGTATCATGCAAATAAAAGACACCATCGCGGGAGATTGGTGGACGTGGTTAGATTGGGACCAACGAAGGCTTTGTTTGGTCAGTAAACCTCAATATAGTTTTCGCGCAAGATTAAACAAGAAGTATCATTTAAAATTAAAACGAATATGAAAAAGTACGAGATTGACGCACTCATCAACGAGCAGCAGACCATCATCCTCGACCGTGAAGGAAAATTGTCGAGCACCGACTACATTGCCGCCAAGATTGCAGAGGGCAAGGCCACTAAGAGCGAGTATGCCGATAAGATAGCTGAGCGTCAGCAGTGGCGTGACGACATCAACGCGGCCAAAGACGAGATTGAACGTCTGGAGGCTATCGAGCCCGATCCCGAGGAAAAACCAGAGGATTAATTCTAAAGAATCTTAATATCGGCTGAGTGTTATTGAAAAGTTATAACATTCAGCCGATATTTCTTGCAAATTTTGTAATTTGGGGGACGAAAGGGGTGCAAGTTTATTTTGCATACCATTAGTAAGGATAAGGATTGAAAAATGGGGCTCCGCCGAGCCCCGCGTTACAATTAAATCTAACAATACTATGGAACGCCATAATGAAAAACAACAAATATCCAGTTTTAATCTACCAAGTTCCTGTGTGGGTATCTTCCCAATCTGTCGTAAGGTCGACGGTGGCCTGTCCGTTCGAGGAGAACAACGGCCCAGTATATTCGGTGATGCGGTTGCGCTTCAGAGGTACATTGGCGAGGACGGCTGATCCAAGAATCGTGCCGTCGGCTTTCTTGCAGTTGAGTGTGACATTTGTAGTCCATTCGTCTTCACTCGAGAAACCGAAGATACTTAGATGCTCATTTGTGAAACCTATCTCCGATGAAGGGATATTGATCGTAATGGTCCGCGATGCTGTGGTAGAAATCGGCAGTCCTGTCGTATAATCTATGCCATAATGCCACGCTTCTGGCGTGAGGTTGAACGTCGCAGCATCTTCAGGGATAGCATCTGTGATGACGGTGGTAAGCTTGGTCACGATGCGGTCGAGAGTGACAGAACGAGAGCCGTTGGATGTCGCCGTGACATCGATGGTGTAGTCTTTATAGAATGTATCGAGTACCCTGGTGAATGTGATGGTGTGGTTCTCAGTCGAGAGCGTTGCACCAGTTCCGCGCGAGGCGATAAAATAGATGTGATGACTGCCCACTGAAAGATTCAGCGTTGGCGTACCGAAATCCTCGTCTGTCGATACTTGGTGAATCTGTTGGGCGAGGGTGGTGTCGATGTAATCCAGAACCCAGAGGTCTGTGAGAGCTTTGCCGTCGGCTTCGAGGCTACGGGTGAAGGGCTGCAACTCAAAGCCGAGACAGGAGAATGTCACGGTGGCATGAGTTTGGATCGTGTCGGCATCGACGTGGACGGAGAGATGGGGCTGTGGTGCCGGTTCAGGTTCATCATCACTCTTGGTACACGAAGCGAGCACCACGGCGATGGTGAAGATAAACACACATACTAAGATTCGGATGACCATTTTGTCGGCCTTGGTCACGGCCAAAGAAAACTTTTTCATAATTATATCGTTTAATGGGTTAATATTTGGATTAGTCGGACTCTTTAGTGAGCCAACACCTCGCCAAGCCATTCGGCATGGGGCTGATCATAAATAGCTAATGCTTCCATGTTCCATAGTTTTATTTTTAATTTAACAAATCGCTGGCAAAGATAAGGAGTTTTGTTGAAAGTTGCAAGTAAACCTGTAATCTTTTATAAATCATTAAGTTTGGGGCTCCAAATGGAAAACACTGGACCATCTTGTTGACGCCAGCAAAATGGTAGTAAACCTAAGACACTATTTCTGCCGATTTGTAAAAGCGAATAATTATGGGATATTCAGCAGGATTCTTACATGACATCATCATTCCATTGAACCGAAAAGAAGCAAAAGTGGGGAAATATGGTATCGACTCGGCAGGTGTCGAGTGGGAGGAGGTAGGCTGTCTTCATGCGAATGTGGACTATCAGCGTGGTAAGTCGGCCATGAATGCTGGTGCGCTCGATGTGTACGCGGTGAAGATCGTGCGCATGAGATACACGACGTGCTTCAATGAGCGAAGCCGAATCAAGTACCATGACAAAGTGTATCAAATCATCCCTGAGACTTTCAATGCGAATCACTACGAGAATACGCTGCAATTCCTGATGCAGCTGGTGGTAAATGACAAATAGTAACTAAACCCAGAAGATATGAGACAAGACAGGCAAGTAGCAATCGTGCACTACAACACGCCGGAACTGACGGAGGCAGCAATCCTCTCGCTCAGGAAGCATGGAGGCGAGGATTACAACGTGACGGTGTTTGATAACTCAGACCGCCGACCATTCACCAAGGCAATGGACGGTGTGCAGGTAATCGACAACACCAGCGGACAGGTTATTGACTTCGACGCGGAGTTGGCGAAATACCCTGAGCGCGAGCCGCGATTTGCCATGCAGAGCAACTACGGCAGCTTTAAGCACATCATCACCATCCAGAAGCTGTTCGACCTATTGCCCGACGGATTCCTGCTGATGGAGAGCGACATCATCATCAAACAGTCGGTCGACCACATGTTCGACTACACCCACGGCACGGTGGGCCACATACAGATGGGCGCAATAGCTCGCAACCCTCACAACATCGACCGCCTGGTGCCATTCCTCTGTTTTATCAACGTACCCATGTGCCGCAAGTGCGGCGTCAACTACTTCGACCCCATGCGCTGCTGGGCATTGCAGAAGGGCGAGCATACCCGCGGCAACTGGTACGACACCGGCGCATCGTTCCTCGAAGACATCAAGAGCCACAAGAACGGCATCAACGGACTGCGCATAGACATCCGGCCACTGATGGACCACTACCACGGCGGTTCGTGGAAAATCGACAATCTTAAGCAGCAGATGGAGTGGATAAACCAGCGCCGCAAGTATTGGGCCACCAACGAGCACGACCGCATCGAGGTGCAGCCCGACAACGCACAGGTGGCATCGAAAGATGTGGCCATGTGTATCATCGTGCGCTGCGAGAACCGCTACCTGCGCGAGTGGTGCGACCACTACATCGGGCTGGGAGTCAAGAAGATTTTCCTCTACGACAACAGCCGCGAGGGTGACGAGCGACCCGCCGAGGTGCTGGCCGACTATGGCGACGCGGTGGAGATAATAGACTACACAGCCGTGGGACTTGGTGCACAGGTGAAGGCTTACACCGACTGCTATATGCGCCACTGGCGCGAGTTCGGTTGGATAGGATTCCTGGATGCCGACGAGCTGGTGCGTATCGAGGACGGCCGCACGCTGCCCGAATATCTGGGCGAGATGCAGGGTGACGTGGTGCTGCTGTCGTGGCGCGTGATGACCGACTCGGGACTGACACACTACGACCCGCGCCCCATGGCCGAACGATTCACCGCGGCCAAGACTGAGCCAAGTTGCGAGAACGGCTGCGAGTTTGTTAAGTCGTTCGTGCGTGGCGGATTGTTCGGGCTCGACTTCCATGTGCAGCCACACGTGCCCCATCGCATGGGTCCGCTGAAGGTGGTGAACGCCATCGGCGAAGAGGTGCGCCTGTACCCAGCCATCGAGCCCGTGCACAAGGTGGCGTGGATTGATCACTACCTGACCAAGACCGCCGAGGAGTACGTGGGCAAGATAGGTCGCGGATTCATCAACGTGAGCCAGGAGCACAACGACAAGCGCAAGGCCACGATGGTGGAGGACTTTTTCGCCATCAACGAGCGCACCCCCGAAAAGGAGGCCATACTGCGCGGTGAGAAATGGGAACCTGAACCCGAGCCACAGCCCGAACCCGTGGCCGAACCTGAGCCCGAACCCGCAAAGGTTAGTAAACCCAAGACGCAAAAACGCAAGGTAAGTAAAAAGCAGAAATAGATATGAATTGGTTTAGTAATCTATTCAGACAGGCTGTGCCGACGGAGGCGTTGAACTTCCGCGAGGCCCCGATAGGTCAGGGAACCGTCGGGGTGCCGGCATCGACGACGGACACGACGGACTATGCCAAGAAGCAGATAGAGGGCGGGTCGTTCGAGGAGAACATCGTGCCGGTGCATAGTCCGCGCACGGCTCTGGCTATCTCGGCGGTGTACCGTGCCATCGAGCTGAGAGCGAAGACTATCGGGCAGATGCAGCTACAGTACCAGCGGCTCGACCGAGAGGGCGGCAACTTCGTGATGGACGTGTCAACCTCTGACCGCTATCAGAGCGCGGGGACGAAAATCAACTACCTGCTGCAAGTGGAGCCTAACCCGATTACGACGGCGGCGACGCTGTGGGAGCAGGTGACGATTGACCGCCTACAGCGCGGCAATGGTTTTGTGTATATCGAGCGCGACACGGACACCGACGAGCCTATTGCACTGTGGCGTGCCACGTGTGGCGGCTACAACATAGGGCTGGGGACGTACAACCTGACGTGGTTCTCTGACCGTGGTGAGCGTAGCCGTGCCAACATTCCTGCCCGCGATGTTCTCCACTTCCCGAACACCTTCAAGGAGGAGAACGGCTTCTGGGGCATACCCACGTTGCGCTATGCCTTCGACACGCTGACGCTCATCAAGACGCAGAAGGCGCAGGCCTTGGAGAATGCAGCCAAGGGCGGTCGCGTGAAGTTGCTCATCTCGGAGGGTGCCGACTCGACCGTTGCGCCCATCTCGGCAGGCCGTTTCGACCCGAAGGAGGCTCAGGCGTATGCCAAGCAGATCAACCGCGAGATTTACCAGCAGGACGTGGTGGCACTTCAGAACCTCTCGCACATCCAGAACATTTCGATGAATGCGCAGGACATGCAGCTCATGGAGCAGTTGAACATGGGACTGGACGACGTGGCCCGTTTCTACGCCACTCCGCGCCCGCTGCTGATGCTCGACACCAACTCGCACTACAACGACTACACGAACGCCACGATGGAGTACCTACAGCGCACCATCGCGCCGGACGCTGTGGAGATAGAGAACGAGTGCAACCGCAAGCTGCTGTCGGTGTACGACTTCGGACGGCGACGTTTCCACCTGTGCGAACAACCCCTGTTGCGCATGGATAAGAAGGCACAGGCCGAGGTGGACGAGAAGCGACTGCGCACGGGTACGGCGACGGTGAACGAGCTGCGCAAGCAGTACGACATGCCAGCCGTGAAGGACGGCGACATCGTGTACGTCATCACCAACCTGGCTGAGCTGGGCAGTCCGAAACTGCGCGACGTGGCAGGTGGCGGCAGACCGACCACTCAGGAACCGCAACAGCCGAAACCGCCAAAGGAGGGCGAAGAAGGCAAGTAAAAATAAAATCATTAGCAAACAACTTCGGAATTGTTTGGTAACAGTTTGCAAACTGTTTGGTAACAACCGGAAAACTGTCAAAAGACAATTTTAGAATTGTCAAAAGAGAATGAGGAAACTGTCAAAAGACAATAAAAACAGCAGCGTATGACACCCAACCCGACAAAAGCAGAAATCGACGCTCTGGAGCGCGAGATTCAGCAACAGCATAAGAAACGCGAGAAGCATCTGCATCGCGCAGTAAACCCAGGACGCTAAAACGCCCGATAAGTAGATAACATTTTCAAATGTAAAACGAGAATATGAAACAGACACGATTTATCCCCATCGAGAACTGCGGCTTGCAACTGCGCGAGTCAGCAGACGGGCAGCCCAGCCGCACCGTGGTAGGTCGCCCCATTATGTTCGGTGTTCGGTCGGTGAATCTGACTCCGTGGAGCGACACCCGCGTGGTGTACGAAATCTTGGAGCCTGGCTGCATCACTCAGGAGCTCATCAACCGTTCCGACGTGGTGTACAACAACAATCACTCGAACGACATCGCCAACATGATCGGTCGTTGTCGCAACGGCAAGGGAACGCTGACACTCGCCCTGCGTGAGCAGTACGTGGAGAGTGAGTGCGAC